TGTATGCGGTCCATTGCCGCAGTTGCTTCCAATCAGTAAGGGCACCGTCTATGTTCCCGGCATGCTTAATAGGCAGGAAGTTTATCACGTTATCCCAATCCCCGGATGCCTTGACAGCAATCATCAAAGCGTTGCCCTTGGCTTGCTGGTCAGATGTTGGCAAAGTAATTGCGTTTGCTGTCCAGTAATCAAGCACCGCCTGGTAATCCGGATCAAACCCACTGCCACCCCCATACGCATACCTCACTGCCGCCAACTGGCGCATGTCTAAATTTCTCATTTTGAAAACTGATTTACAGGTTGCCGGTCAAATGTTACATAAGCCGTGCGGCCCTTGCGGCTCACAGCCCGCAGCACGTGGCCACGGTTCTGCCCACGGGTGTGGCTTACATGCACCCATGCGGGGTTTTGCTCATCGCCAAACTCCCAGATCAACTGGTCAAAGGGCAGGTGCAGCAGGATGTAATCAAACAGCTCCGCGTTGGTTACGCCGCCATACACATCTGCATCCAGGTCAAGGGCTTGGCCATGGCTGTGCTGACTTTTCAGGCTGCCACCCACGGCATCATTCAGGGCCTTGCTGCGGTACCCTGAGCTGATGTAGATGGCGGTGCCCATGGCCTCACGCAGGGGCTGAAAGATTTGCAGGGCCACAGCCTTGAGGTTCTCAAAATGCTCCTTGGTAGGCTCATTGGAGATGCCCTTGCGGATGGCCGTTTGGCTCTTGGTTACTTCCTCAAGGGTGAGGTTATCACTCAGCTTGTCTGTTGGTTTCATAGGGGTGCGTTTCTGAAATAGACCATTACAGAGGCAACGGCAGGGTCAGCAGCAGCATCACCGCCAACCTGTGTAATAGTCACAAAAGTGTTTTCGGTTTGAGCAGGTGAATCAATAGCAATCCACCCGCTGTCTGATACTCCTGAAAGGCTCAGCGATGCTGCAACCTCAGATGCACCAGTGCCAATGTTTGCATAACTTCCCACAACAGTGGTAAAGCCTATGGCATATTTGACCCTCAGCCTGGGTGAGTTCACACTCACGCTTCCAGTTACCACCCGCGCCACAATGCGCACCTGGTTGAAGTTGGTCAAATCAACCCGGGCAATATTCCGATTGCTGTTGGCCAGGAACTGCTCCGCAACCGCTTGGTTGGTGAGCGTTACGTTGGCCGTGGCATCAGCATGAAATGGCACGCACATCTGTATGCTTTGAAACAGCGTGCTGGTTTTGGTTTCGCCTTCAAAAAACTGCTTCATGTGGTAGGAAGGTTGTTTGACGGGTCAGTGATTTCATCCAATCCACTGGTGCTCACAACCAATTCCTGCAACACCGCAGTGGTGGCCAGGGTAGAGGCGGTGAACTCCAAACTCAACACCATGTAGTTCTTGCTTTGGTAAGTGTACACTTTGTGCATCTCAATAAAGTCATACACGGTGCCTGTCCAACGGTAGCGCGGTGCGTTGAGCAGGGCCATGCGCTGCAGCACTTGGGCGTAGTTGATGGGCTTGGAGGTGAAGTAGGTATCTGTCCAGGCAAAGGCCATGAGCAGATCATCAGAGGATCCCAGCGTGGGACCATCGGGCCAAATCATGTACCCCGGACCTGTCTTGATGAATGAGTTGGGGTTATCGCCCAGGTACACATCTTTCTCCTCCCAATCCAACGAGCTGAACGGGTTGGTGGTGTTCAGAATTTCACTCCGCACATTCTGATTGTCGATGAAATTGCCGTAGGTAACGGTGAGGGTTTCAGTGTAGTTGCGGGAAAACGAAAGGTTGGTGATGGCCCCCGTGGTAAACACGGCCCTGATCTTGATGCTCATGGTTCCCGGACCGGGCAGCGCAAATGTGGTGAAGTCGGCTTTGAGCCTGTAGACCTCATACCACGTAACTGCACCTGCAGGAATGCTGGTGGTGTAACTACCAAATACAATGGTGGTGGGCGTAGTGCTCCAACCCGTGGCTGTGGCGTAGTAGGTGGTAGCGCCCACCACAATCTTGACTTCACCCTGCAGGTCCATCCCAAAGTTGGCAGCGGTGCCGGTGTTTTCTACCTCAAGGTTTTGGCGGATCAGGAACCTAATTTGGTTCAGGTTTCCATTGTCAAACACAGGGCCAAAGTCAAACCAGGTGCTAACGTAATCTTGGTTTTTGGTTTGGGCAATGACGTAGCCCAAAGTAATATCCCGGAACAGAGTAGCCCGCCGCAGACTGGCCGATAAGCTGAACAACCCATTGGAGGTTTCGGGCAGGGTTTCAGTAAGGTCCTCAGTGCCTGAGCTAAGTCCAAACGTGTCAGGAATGGTGGTGCTGGTGGGCCTGCGCTCGTAGTATTTATCGTACACCTTGATGGTGACAGGCTGCGTGCGGGTGCCGTTGTAGGGCTGGTAGAGGTAGAAGATGCCCTTCACCATCATGAGTCTGCCGCCCACAGATTTCACAATCTGCTCCACCACGCTGAACCAGTCAATGTAGGTTTTGCGGCCATCGCCATCCTCAGTGTAAACCAAGCCCGGCTGAATGTGGAAGGTGCAATCCAACAACTCACTGCCCGCTTCCATTTGGTTCTCCTTCCAATAGATGCAGGTGCGCAGCAGGAAGTCAGTATCAGCCAAGAGCTCAGTCCACGTGATTTTGTTGAGAGCATCAATGAGGTAACCCGCCAGGTTTTGGTAGATCACCCCGGGTTCCATTACAAACTCCTCCTTCACGGTTTTGAGCTGCACAAGCCCATCAACCGCTTTTACATTGAACTCAATGGGGAAGGCGGCATCAGGCCACTGCAACTGATCCTGCTGCACCACCCCGCGCCACAGGATAGATCCATCCTCATACACCTCAATGTAGAAGCGGTCCTCTTGTGCCATGTTGAGCACGTTGGAAAAGAAGTTGAAATCAAAGGCATTGTCAACCTTGTAGATGATGTTGATCTCGGATGGGATGATGGGCACCAACGGATCATTTTCATCACCCAGGTACTTGATGGTGAAGCCAGGGTGCCACAGATCAATCTCATTGAAATCAGAAACCCACAGGGTATCAATGAGGTCAACCCGGTACTCTTTTGAGCCGTGGTCTGTTTTGGCAATGGCTTGATAGCGGACTCCCATCAGTTCCCGGTTCTTGAGCGCCCGTAACCGTTGCGCTGGTTAGAGAGGAAGATGTCATCGCCCCGCAGCACGCCCACCAGGTTGCCCACGTTGCCGCCTGAGCCGCCCAGCAGGTTCATGAAGTTACCGCCAAAGGTGCCCACACCCGGAGCAATCAAACTCATAACCGCAGCCAACGCCAGGGCACTGGCCACAGCAGCGGCCATCTGCTTGAGGAAGTTGCTGAGCCACTCACCCAACACAAAGAAGAACTCCTCACCGTTGATGAGGGCGGCCTCAAAACTCTGCTGCAGTCCTTGCATGAACAGATCGCTCACGCCTTGCAGCTTGGCGTAGGTTTCGTGGATCCTGAGTAGGTTCTCGTCAAACATGGGCAGCGTTTGCCCTTGGATGCTATTGAGGGTTTGCAGACCTGCGGTAAGTCCGGGAAGGCTCTTTTGAGCCATCTGCACCAAGGTTTCATTGGCACCGCGCAGGTTCTCTGTGAGGCCAGTGGTAGAACCCGCTAGGGACTTGCTGCCGCCTGAGCTTACGCCGCCAGCGGGAAAAAGAATTTGGTTGGTTGGCGCACCCTCAGATACACCGCTGGGGAAGTAATCTACCCCACCGTTCATCTTGTTGGCCAGCACCTTGCCGTGGTGCTTGGCGCTTTCTGATGCACCACCCGGAAGGTTGTCAATAATGCGGGTAACGGTTAGATCAACCTTCTCCATGAATGAGAGGTTGTCAGACAACGCAATGTTGGCAGCACCCGCCAGCTTGCCAAACAGGGTGTATAATTTCAGCAGGGTTGGGATGAGCTTTTGACCCACCTCTATGCGCAGGTTCTCCATGGCGGCCCGCTTCCGATCAATGGCATCTGCAGAGGTTTCAACATAATCACCCGCCTTACCAAACTCTTCTTGAATGATGTTGCCAACGGCATCGGCCATGTTGCCAGTCTTGGCCATCTCCTCCTGAATGCGGGTGGTAGAAAGACCAAGGTTGTCCAAGATGGGGATGGACTTCCGGGAGATACCCAGCACAATAGACTCAACCAGGTAGTCTACAGACTCACCCGTTTCACGGGCGCGGCGGTGCGCAAACTCAAAGTAGGTTGCCAATTGCTGAACAGGCAGGCCAAAGTTGTTGGCCTTCACCGCAGCTTGCATGAGCGATACATCATCAACCGTGCCCTTGGTAGCATCGCGCAGGTTCTTGAGCAAACCCGGTTGATTCATTTTTTCAAAAGCCGTAACAATGCCCTCTGCCTTGGCGGCCACCTGGGCAGCATCATTGGCAAAAGCGCCCAACTGCGCAGCACCAAAAGCAACACCAACCAGGGCGGCAGCATTGGTAATGCTTTTCTGAAACCCTGAGATTTCATTCTGCACCTTCTGCATGCCGGTGCGCAACCCATCTAGGTTGGCTCCAAACTTGATGTCAATGTCAGCTCTTCCCATGGTTTCTTCCTTTTAAGCGGGCAGCCATTTGCATGACTTCTTCTCTGGTGGGCGGTTTGTACTTTTTGCGCTCCCTGATCTCTGAGGCCAAGGGCAGCAGTTGCGCGGGCTTTACGGGGTGCTTTGCTGTTTTGCCAGCCGTGTTGTAAATGGCGGTCAACACAAGCCGCGTCTGCGCCAACTGTAAATCCATTTCTTTCTCTCGCACCTTGCGGTGATGTATGTGGAGGTCTGCAATCTCACCGGGCGATAGCTGGTAAAAACTATCAACCGATAGGTTGAGATCCACCAGGGCCATTGCGCGGAGGTGCGCCCACCACAATGGCCCGGTCAGTTTCCCGCTTTGGCGGGCTCTGCATCAGGCTCTGTGAAGCGGGTTACCACAGCATCAGCAACCAAGGCTGAAAGGTTGGAGAACGCAACCCCGTCTGCATCTTCCAAAAAGTCCTCCCAGCTCTTGGTGTAAGGCTGATTCAATGCCTTGCCGCCAGCAACCAGGCCTTCAAAAGCCAGTCGGTAGATCATACCAAAACTGAGCTTTGACTCGCCGGCTGAAACGGATTGCATCACTTCAATGAACGATTTACCGGTAGCTGCCTCAAACCTGAGCAGCGCGGCGGTGGTGAGTTTGAAGGGCAAGTGCTGCCCTTTGATTTCAAGTGTGGTCATTTCAAACGGGGTATTGAATGGTTAGACTGCAGCAACGGCCAGCGGACCGGATCCTTCAATGCTGATGGAGAAGGTTACATTGTCTTCAACGCCGCTCTCCTGGCTGAACTCGGTGATGTAGCCATCGCCTTCCCACTCAAAATCGCCGGTGTTGGCGGTGGTGAACTGGAACTTGGCCTTGGTGCGGGCGGTGTAGATGTCAAAGAGGTTTTTGGGACTTGCCTCATCAGTGCCCACAGAGTAGGCCACCAAGCCGCTGCCAGTCATTGACCATGAGCGCAACCCTTCGCCCAGCTCACGCCATCCGGCAGAGTCTTTGGTGGTGGTATCACGCGGTTCCATGCCTGCGCTGAAAGAGGCGCTTTGAACGTGGGCAACCGTGTCATAGCTTACGCCAGCATCGGTTGAAACTTTGAGCACATAAGCCGTGCCGTTGATTGGGTTTGCAGAAATTGCCATGACTTTATAGGTTTAATGGATTTTGAACTCTGAACATGAAATCTTGAGATACCCCGGTTACCTTGCTCTCCATGTCATACATATCTCTCTGACCGGTGAACTGCGTGCTTTGCACCACCACGCCTGTGGCAGTTCCACTACTGCGGTCCAAGCACTGGCGCACCGCCAGGGCACAGGCCAAGGCATTGAGGTAGATGGGGTCATATATGGTTATCTGCACCAGCACTTCATCTAAGCGCGATGCGGAGGTCTTCGTATCATTGGGTGTTGCGCTCAACACCTGGTAGGTAATGTGCGGACGGTCTGTGGCCTCTGCAGCAACAAGCGGGTAGATGCGGTCTGCCACGTAGGTATGTACGGTGGCATCTGCACTGAGCTTGGAGAAGATGTAGTTGCCAATCATACCCCGTATTTTTTTGTGAGCTGACTAACCTTGCGTTTGATGTAGCGCTCCATTTCACGGATGTAATCTTTGCCCTGCTGACTGCCATAGCGGGCAATGGCCTTGCGCATGGGTGCCACGGCGGGCATCTTGCCCGTGTTGCTGATCAACCGCCAGCCAATGCCGGGCAGGTTTACACGGCGGTAGGCTTGGCCGTTTTTGTAGATCAGCTTATCGCGGTTCTTGGTGCGCATAATGCCCCGCTTGCTCACAACCGGGCGCACACCATCAATGCCAAACTCAACCATCTTCCAGTGCGGGGCACGGCGGCGGCCGTAGTTCCAACCCACCAAGGAACCGGCAAACTTGGTACTGCGCACCAGGCGCTTGCTCAAGATGGCCTTGCGGGCATTGCCCGTTACGCTGTGCTGGGTGAGGATGGCCTCAGCCTCTTTCTTGATGGGCCGCAGTGACTTAGATGCAATGTTGGCCACCTCCCGCGCCTTTACCTTTTCAGGCAACTGGCGGAGCTTGGCCTTCAATTCTTCTGCACCTTTGAGCTCTACGGTAAACATCAGTTGTTTATGTCAGTGCGCCACTCACAGCGCAGTTTCAAAAAGCGTTTGCGGTAGAAGGTTTCTTTAAAGGAGAACTCCTCTACCACCACAATGCGGTAGGTATCTCCATCAAAAACAACCTCCATTTCAGGACCAATCCCCGCCCGGTAGCGGATGATGAAATCACTGCTGCGGATGCCCACCATCATGCCCGCCTGCATTTCTTCAAGACCGCCTTTGCCCGGATTGATGCTTGCCCAAACCGTGGCCAGGTTGGTGAAAGACTCCACCGTTTGCCCTGTGCTGTTCTGCGTGAGCGTTCTTTGGCGGAGGGTTATGCGGCGGTCTAACTGTCCAATGGTTTGCATGGCTCAGAAGTTGCGGCGGTAGGGGAACCACAGGCGCTCTGCGGTGGTGCACTGCATGAGGTCCTTCATGAGGGTCTTTTCCTCCCGGTTTTCATACATGGCACCAATGAGGATCAGCACACCCTGGGCAATGCTTTTGGGCACGGCTTGCTGGGCGGTTTCCTCAGTGGCAGAGTCTGAAAACCCGGCTTTGTAAATGATGCGGATGGCATCATCACGGTCATACACAGCGGGCAAGGAACCCGTAAATTCTACGGTAACACCTTGCCCACGGTTTAGGACTGTGTAGTTGCTGGTTGAAAGGGTGGTATCAGTATTGCTGGTGTTATAGTACTTCACCACAACGCCAGTTGCTACGGCAGGCAAAACCTTGAGCCAAATCTTAGAAGGCCAGGCATCATAAAGCTGATCCCACGTTTGGGGCATTATGGCGTTACCCATGTAGTTCTCAGCGTACTCAGTGGCCGCGAAGCACAGCGCCTCAATGAGGGTGTCATCTGTGGTATCGTCATCCATCTTGAGGTGCGCTTTGGCCGTTTCAAGAGAAACAGCGGCAAACGTGGGCGCAACGGTCCTGACCAAGCCAATCATTACTCAGGTTTTTCTTTGGGTGG